AGGGTAGACATAGATGCCACACCGAAGCCGGCATCCCACTTGTTAGAACCAGTATGGTGTTCCTTGAACTGGACTCCGCGAGAAGCCAAGTGCATACGGATACCTTCGTCCTGCGTTAGGAAGGACTGGAAGGCGTTCTTTTCGACGATCCACTCTGAGGGGGAGTAGAGGGATGTCCAATCAAAAATAAGATTACGGATATCGGCTGGAGACGGACGGCTAATCTTGATAGCATCTACTATGTACCTCTTGCTCGTTGATCGGTCAATGGCATAGCAGATAGCTGCAGTATCACCAATCATTGCAGGGTCTAGTCCACAGATATAAGTAAAGCCATTTAAGTCTCTAGGATGTCCTGGGTGACCGGCAACTAAGTTGCCTGCCTTACGCATACCGTCAATAGATCCCTTAACACACACAGGATCAAAGGCAGCGTTTTCAGAAACGTCCTGCTGCTGATATACCAAAGCCCAGGTACTTGCATCCATCGCTTGGCGTTCGTTGTAAAGGTTACGTCCAGACCAGCGAGGATATAGGCCGTCTTCGTTCTTATCAGATTCTAACTGTCCATCAAATGGGGCATCGGATGCTGGCCATAAAGTTTCCCACTTGTCAGGGTCTTCATCTGCTGTGAGCAGGGCCGGCATCGCTAGATACTTCCAAGGAACTTGACCACCAGGGTAGCGGTCCTCTGAGCGTAGCTCGCGGTATAGATCAACCGAAGCCACACGAGTTCCGATAACAATCAGTTTACCCGTAGGGTTAAGACGGGATCGCACATCCTGGGTTAACCAGCGGATCTGCTTCTCAAACTCATTGGCGTTCTTTAAGGTCACCGCGTCGTCTACAATAATCATATCGGCACGCTTACCGTAGATCTGACCACCGATACCAACGGCTTCGATGTTTGGGTCCTTTTCAGATGACTCACGGAGTTCATCACCAAAAGTGACACGGGTTGCCTGCCACGAGGCAGACTTAGAGTTAAACCCTACGCCAGCAGCATACGCAGTCTGTAGATCTTGATACATTGGATGCGTCAGACGTTGCTTGATGGCGTAGAGAAAGTCGGCAGCTAACTGCTGCGTTTGGGAGACTATCAGTACTCGAAAGTTAGGATTCCTACAAACCTGCCACGTCACATAGTCTACGGTGATCGTAATAGACTTGGCGTGGTTAGGCGGAATATTTATCAGAACGCGGTTTGCCGCAAGTCCTGGCTCAAACTTCATAGAGGGGTGTAACCAACCAGGCTCTCGCCCTTCGATGACATCTACGATATTCTGCTGATGAGCAAAGGTACGGCTATGCAAGAAACGTTGGCGGAACTCTGCAAAGGTTAAGTCGTGTACGTCACCAGAGGCGAACTGCTTATCCTTGAGACCTAGGCGGGTTCGATCTACCTTATCTGCAAAGATCTTATCTGTGCGACGGTAATACTCATAAGTCTTAATGGACTTGCCAGCAGAAGCAGTTGCTGCCTCAACGGTCATACCTTCTGCGACGGCGCCGAGGATTACTCGTTTGGCAATGTCAGCTGAGTTGTCAGCCATTAGACTCCTAGTTTAATTATCTATTCGCCTTGTTTAGGCCGCCACCGCCACCAAGACTTCCACCACCACGTAGACCACCGCGAGGTTTAGGTTTTGTACTGACTGTAGAAAGTTTTCCAGTACTTCTGCTACGAACCTTAACCTCATCTGGTTTAGCTTGCTTGGCAGGCTTATTTACTTTCGTTGCCCGTGATGCTGGTTGGGATTTTTTAATAGCGCTGGCTATTGTATCTTTAGTTCCTGAACCCATAGAATCTAAGATTTTTTGTAAGTCCCCTGGATTGCCCGTTTTGTAAAGATACTTTACATATTTAAGGGCTGATTTTTCAAGCGGAGATAGTACTGGCTTCTTAGGTGCTGCCATAGTAGTTCCTTAATCTTAGACGGGCCGGAATTGATTTTATTATCGGGCTGAGCAATTTATCGGATCTAATATTTAGATAGACCCCACCCGATTAAAAAGCGCCGCTAGCCGCACTGGTCGGGCTTAGCGCCCGAAGGAGCCACAGCGAACTGAGGGGTAAGTCAGTACTCGGCCTAGGGGCCTCGCAAGAGGCCAACCGAACGGGTCGCAAAGGTCTTCCCCGCTTTGCTCCCCTACTGTATATAAGGCAGGAAATTTAACGCATTTCCCGTTTTATTTCTGTGACGTTAGTCACACACTGTAAAAGTCCTGTTCAGAGCCACTTTCATAGCTTTCACTTTAGCAAATATTTTTTGTTAGGGTATATATACCCCCTGCGTCACAAATTTAGCAACGGGGGGTAGTCTTTTATTCTAGTCTTGCGGTCTAGCCGTAGGCCTGCGGTCTAGTCTGGCGGTCTATCGGCAGGGCCATAGGGTAAACGGGCAGGCTCGCTACTGCATCGGCAGACTTTGGCCTCATCCCCTAATCCTTTTTATTTAATAACTGCCCGATAACCGGTGCCCGATCCCTTACCAATCGGCAACCGGAGCCGGCGCTTGATTCCTGCCGATCCCCACAACCGGCGGCCAATCCATTCCCCCACCGGCTCGCCTATCGGTTACCGACCAGTAACTTAGCCCGCGATCAGTTAAAAAATAATCTGCCGATATCTCCCCAATATGGGGCAGATTGCGGTACGCTTATCCCATCGGCAACCGGTGCCGGTTCTATGATTGGAGATCGTTATGTCTTACAAGACCTGCGCCAAGTGTGGCGCAAATGATTTGATATGGGCGCAATCTAAAAAAGGTAATTGGTATTTGGCAGTAGAAAAGAAATGGGTCGGCGATATGGGTGCAGTCCGCACCTACTTACCGGCTCATATCTGCGTCACCATTGAAGAAGATGAAGATTCTTTTTCTTATATCAGCCGGTCTTTCGATTCTGGCTACTATCGCCATTAATTCCAAAACGAATAAAAGAAAAGAGGAAAAATAAATGAAATGTCCAATCTGCGATAAGGAATTCTACGGAATTGGTTTTTTAACACACAACAATAAAACGCTATGTAAAGATTGCATCCAATTTGTAATCCAAGAACACGCAAAATCTATAAATCTAATGGAGGCAAAGAAAATGAACAACGAAAATACATTTGATGAGGTCTGCGAGGATTGCGACAATGGAACGGATCTTCCCTGCGTTGCTTGTCAATATGAAGAATTTGCGAACGCCTACGGGATGACCAAATGACTACCAAAAAGAGATGCTACGAATTGGCCAATGCCAATGGAATCTCCATTTACGTATCGGAAAACTTTGGATACGAATATTCCCTTTCACTGCCAAAAGGGATGCAACTAGAAGAATATGAAGGCGCACGTACCGGCCTTTCTAATTGCGATATCCCTACCAAAAAAGAATTATGGCGCGTGATATCTGCCGATCTATGCACAATGATTAATTACAAGCCTTGGCCAAAAATATCCGATTAGATCGAAACGCCTACCGGCGTCTTGCCGTAGATCGGCAACTGATGAGATCAGAAACAAGAAAAGAGGATATAAAAGTGTGCGATCAATATAACGGCTGGACCAATCGTGAAACGTGGGCTACCAAATTACATCTAGATAATGACGAATATTTTAATGATTGTGCGTGGGAATTGGCCCGCAAATGGAATGACGCAAATAAAGAGTTATTTGTCTATGAACTAGGCGAATGGATCAAGAATTGGATCGAGGATGATCTTCTAGTACTTGAAAATGTAAGTAATAATTCTCAACTTTGGCTAATGCTTACCGATATTGGGTCTCTTTATCGGGTAAATTGGCAAGAGATCGCGCAGACTTACGTAGAAGAATTAGCGCAAGAAGAGGCGAACGCGTGAGGATCACTAGGCGCGGGCGAATTGTGCGGGCCATCCTTATTGCAGCCGGCCTCTTGTTCCTTGTGTGGGCATCCGGCCATATTTGGTGGACCGGCACCGGTTATTGCGTGGGATCAATGACCGGCTGCGTGGGCTTATAGCGTGGAGGCGTACTATCCTGCATCGGCAGAGCCGGTGCGGGGTAGTCTGCAATCAGGCAGAATAAAAAGGGAGATGACTAATGAATAATAAGGAAATAGCAAAATTACTGATAGACGCGATAGAAAATCAAGATACGGACGCAATATGGTTTGCCATAGGTGAATTAGAAAAGGAAAGTGGGCAATAATGTACACGCTAGAAGAAACAAGAAAACTAGATGGGGCTATCTTGCAGGATAGCAAGGGAAGATATTACCGGCTTAAGCCAGATGGTGATCGAAATGTCCGCAGATATGGGTACAACGCCCATATGTCCGGCGCTTATATTTGCTACACGTGCGGCCATCTATGCGATTGCGGCGAGGAAGAATAAATAATTAGATGCGTACTATCGTACTCTTCTGCATATGGGGGAGAGTCTGGTAGTCTGCACCTAAGAGTTAGGGCAGGATACCAAAAGAGGAAGAGAGCGAACGAATGGGAATCAGTAAAGGATATAACTACGCCACTGGCAAATGGTCGCTTGACTGCGATAAATGCGGATCTCTTGGCGCAAGTCGGATTAAATGTCCGATTAACTATTGCGTACCGGTGCAGTTATGCGTTACGTGTGCAAAAGAAACCGGCTGGAGAAAGAAAGATAAACACGTTAAGTGTGCAGAATATCAAGCGAAGGCAGAACGTGATCGCCTACAATTCTTAGAAGAAAGTACCGATAAATGGGTAAGTGTTGCAGCGTGGGGGGATTGGGCAGAATGGGTGCCTAGCAAAATGGTAGGCGTGTGCGCTTATCGGGGAGGCAATCCCGCTGGACGTATTGGAGAAGAGAGTTACTGGCTAGTGCCTAGTGAGGAATATAACGAACGTCACGAATTAGGATTCGTTATAGACGAATCACGTCATTACCGATTCGAGAACAATCCAACCCTTTTAACTACCAAAGAAGTATCGCTATCGTAGGTGCGAGACTATCCTTCACCGATGAGCCGGTGAAGGGTGGCCGGTACCTAACTGGAATAAACACAAGAGAAAGAGGATAAGTAATGCAGATACAAGAGATAGATACCATCCAAGACCTAAAACTATGGGTGGAAGAGAATATGCAGGGAGCAAGGGTGGAAGAGGGCGAGGGCGGGGTAATTATTCGTACCAATCTGATCTCCACTATGGGTGGATACCTACACGAAAGAGAGGGAGAGAGTGAGTAGAGAACTAGAAGTATTAAGGGAAGAG